ATGCCGTTCGTATCACAGAAACAAAGACGCTGGGCTCATGCGAACCCAGAAGAGCTGGGTGGAGAAGCGGCTGTTTCGGAATGGGAGTCGCATACTCCCTCTGAGCTTCCGAAGTACAAGCACGGGACAACCACTTCTCCCGAATTGAAAAAGCGTTTTACCTACGCTGCAAAAACCAAGAAATAAGGTGCAGTATGTGGCCGTTGTGGATGCGAAAGTGTCCTCTATGCGGACGTGTGTTGTACAAGAGTTCACTGTCTGAGACACTGAAGTGTGTCTGCGGGTGGCTTTGGAGTTGACCATGATAGGTATGGCACGAAGCAAGAAAAAGGAAGTCGAAACAGATTCTGGTGATGCCAAGAAGACCTTCAGAGAAGTACTGGGTCTTGGGGACGAAGATAAAATCAAGTCCGTGAAGTTGAAAGTGAAGATGAAGTAATCTCAGAGGAGACATATGGCAGATCCAGGTCAAGATGTAAATACAATGACGACCAATGCGCCGTCTGCAGCACCCCTGCCATACGAGCAGCCTGAGAAGCCAGAGGACAGTCCATTAGGAGCTTACGCTCCTTTCGACTGGTCTTCAGAGCCTTTCGCAGATTTGAGCAATGATGCCAAAGGTGTTCTGATGCAACTGGACGTAATAGCCACCAAGACAGACGTGGCTGCGCGTAGGTTTGAAGTTGAGCAATGCTGGGAAGCACTGCACTTCGACCGTGGTTATCAGCACTTGCTTCGCGGGAGACAAGGTGGTTGGATACTTCCTGGTCAAGCCTCGGGGTTTGGTGCTACATCACAGCAAAACAACAACACGATTTACGACACGAACGTGTACGGGTCTAAAGGAGACATTATTGTTTCTGCCCTTGCGCGTGAGGTGCCGAAAGTGGAATTCTTCCCCGCTGATCCAGAGTACGGGCCGGATAACACCGCAGCTGAAGAGGCTGAGCGATTCAAAGAGATCTGGTCACGCAATAACTGTCTGCACAAGCTGTTGACTGAAGTTGCCCGAGTGTTCTGGAATGAAGATCGTGTCTTATTGTGGACACGATATGAATTGAATGGCCAGCTGTATGGTTTCGATGAAGATCAAGAGACCGCGCCTGTCACCTCCGAGGATATTCTAAATCCTCCCGATGACACTCCCACAGGACAAGACGGTCTTGATGATGTTCTGGCCCAGGTAGAATCCCCTCTTGAAGAGCAGAGCGAAAATCCTGACGAAGACCAACAGCTGACTATGCCCGCTGCCCCTATGAAGAGGGCGCGAGGCATGGAAGTCACTACCTATCACGGCAAGCTTGATCACAAGTGCCCTATCGCGGTCGATGAAGTGAAGGACATGCAGTTTGTCCAGCTCATGGAAGATCTCGACGTAGCCATTGTGAAGGCAAAGTTTCCGTGGATAGCGGACAAGATTAAACCGGGATCTGACGGCAATTCTGAAACTGAGTTGGACAGAATCGCTCGTGAAAATACTCGCCAAGCCGTACTCGGTGCGTATGTCACAGGTGATTCATTGCAGCGCCACACAGTTGTGAAACACACTTGGTTTCGTCCCTCTATGTTCATGGACGCGAGCGTCAATGACACAGTGCGCGCTGAACTCATGGAAGCTTTCCCAAATGGATGCTTGCTTGTCAAAGCAGGCTCAAACTTCGCCTTTGCTCGTAATGAGAGCATGGACGATCATATCGCCATAGGGCATGCTCTTGGTGGTAAAGGTCAGAACCGTAGAGCGTTGGGAAGCTCATTGATTTCGATCCAGAAGCGTATCAATGATTGGGTTGATCTCCAAGACGATTTCTTCAAACGTACTGTACCTAAAAAGTGGATGAACAGCCAGGCTTTCGACATCGAAGCTCTAAAGACACAAACCAATGTGCCTGGAAGTACGGGAGCATTCCTGCCGCAACCCGGCCTCACCACTGCAGATCAGTACATTATGGTTGAACCTACGCCGCAACCGCAAGCTTCACTCGCGGATTTCATCAAGTGGTTCCTCACAACCCTCTCAGAAGAGATCAGTGGCGCGTTACCATCTTTGTTTGGAGCGGCTACAGGAGAAAACACAGTCGGTAATGCGCAGATCCAGAGAGATCAAGCGCTGCAGCGCATCGGGTGTCCTTGGAATAACATCCAGCTCCTATTTGCGGAAGCTGCCCGACAAGCTGTGAAATGCGCAGGGGACTGCCGCGATGGTAAAGTTCTACGACAATCTTTCAAAGACCTTGGTACTGTTACCGTCAACACAGGTTATTTGACAGGCAACGTACTGTGCTACCCAGAAAGCGACCCTTCGTTCCCAGAGAGTTCAGCTCAACGCGAAGCGAAGTTGAAGGAGTTGGTGGATGTCAGTGCCAATATCCCGCAACTTGCAGCGTGGTTGTTCGCCCCAGGAAACCTGACCACTCTACAGGCAGGTATTCGTATGAAAGGTTTCAAAGTAGAAGGTGCGGACTCTATTAACAAGCAGAAATCGGAATTCGAACTTCTGCTGCGTTCAGGTCCCACGCAGAATCCAAAGTTGCTGAAGATCCAGAGCATCTTGGACGAAGCTGCTACCGATATGCAAGGGAAGCAGGCACAAGGTCTCCCGCCAGATCCGAAGGAACTTGCAGCAGTTGCGCAGATGCAGCAATTGCAAAAGCAATTGCCTCCTTTGGTAAGTACTATTCCTGTGGCGCAGGATGAAAGCGAAAATCACTCCATAGAAGCAGCTGCTTGCCTGATTTGGCTGAACGGTTCAGAAGGACAGAAATTCAAATATGGCAACCCGCAACAGCGCGCTGCGTACGCGAACGTCCACCTTCATTGGTCGGAGCATTATGCTATGGCGAAGCAGATAGCTTTGGCTAATGCACCGCCTCAGAAACCACCAAGTGAAAGCCTCAGTGTAGATGTATCAAAAATGCCTCCAAATGTGGCGATTCAAGCACTTGGCAAGATGAATATCAAGGCTACTCCACAGGATTTTGCGCAACATGATGCTAATACTTTGGACATGGCCGTGAAGAAAAAAGTTATACCCGACGCACTCAAAGGTGAGAAACCTCAACCTGTAGCATCTCCACAAGGTGAGGGTCAACCTCGTCAATTGCGTCGTTAGAATTATCTCAGGACTTATAAACCTGAGCTAGAGTAGGGAGGTGCGCGAACATCTCCCTTCTCGCCTTTTCGCGGAGGAATCAATGATTGTTTATTTGATAACAAACGAAGTGAATGGAAAACAGTATATAGGTCAGACCGTTCGCAGTTTGCAAGTACGTTGGAAAAAGCACTTGTCTGCTGTGGTTTTGGGCAGTGAGTATTATTTTCACAAAGCCATAAGAAAATATGGTGAAGAAAACTTTTCTTTGTTAGTACTCCACATTTGTGAAACCAAAGAAGAGATGGACTTTACCGAAGTGTTCTACATTTCTTTGTTGGGCACAAAAGCTCCTAAAGGATACAACTCTACCGAGGGTGGAGAAGGAACTGTAGGGCATAAACATACTGAAGAGTCCATTCAGAAAATGAGAAGTTCTCATAGTGGTCATAGAACCACTGAAGAACACAAAGAAAAGTTACGAAAAGCTTCCGAAGGAGTTCCGAAGTCAAAGGAGCATTGTCGCAGCATTTCTGAAGGAAGAAAAGGTATAAAATTTTCTTCTGAGCACCGAAAGAATATAAGTTTAGGACACATCAGAAATATTTGCCATCGTGGTCACAGTAGGATTCCTGCTAATCTCAACAGAGATGGATCATGTAAACAATGCAAAAGGATTACAGAGCTTAAGAGATTGGGGAGGAGCCTTTGATGGCAGACAAGAAGCTAATTGCTGTGATACAAAGGCACGGAAGCACCACTCTCAATGAGGACAACTGCTTTCGTGGCAGAAGTGATCCACCTCTTGATGAAAAAGGTGTTGCCCAAGCTGAGGATATGGCTGACAGTCTGAAGAACGAGGGCATCGAGATCAAACGTGTTGTTTCATCTCCCATGCTCAGGGCTTGTCAAACAGCAGACATTATCGCTGACCTTTTTGGTTTGAAAGTAGAACAAGATCGAGCAATAATCTCCTGGGATCTGGGATTTCTCAGTGGGAAAGACAAGGATGAATACGGTCCTGTGCTCGACCTTTTTGTGAACAATCCTAAACTGGCGATACCTGCCGGGGAATCTTTGGACTCCTTGGAGCAGCGCCTGTACGATTATTTCGAAAAGGAATTTCGGAAAGACAAGCTGACTTTGTACTGTACGCACAACAGCAACATCGTTACCCTGGAAACATTGATCGCGGGTGAAAAGGTTGGTAGACCAGAAGCTTCGGAGACATCAGTACAGCCCGGTGGCGCTCTGGGAATCTATGTAGACTCTGATGGTAAGTACAGCACAGAGGTCTTGTTTGGTAAGGAAAAGCAAGCAGATTTTGGAAGTTAGACTCAGGACTCAAGGAGACTCAAGATGGCTGATTCAGTGTTGGATTACGCGAGCTTAGAAACAGTAGGCTCAGAAGCAGCGGCAGTTGAAACACCTGTTGCTGAAACTCCGGTTGTTGAAACCCCTGCTGGTGAAACGCCTGTAGTGGAGACACCGGCTGAAGGCGAAGTACCGAAAGGTGAAGTCGGTCCTGATGGTAAACCTGTTGCAAAGGTATCCACAGAAGCTGATGATGAAAAGGAATTTGGAGAGAAGACTCCGCAGGAAGTGCGCAAGGCTTTGAAAGCCTTCCGCGATGCGAACGCAGGCAATGCTGGGATGACCAAGCAGCTCCATGGCGCTTACGAGCGCTGGGAAGCCGCTAAGACTATCTTCCCGGGTGGCGTCAATGAGATGAAGCAGATCAAGGAATTTGCTGATCTCGTGGGTGGAGTTGAAGGCTACGAAAGGTTGACAGGCACAGTAGCTGCAGCTGAAGCATCGGATGCGAAGTTGTATGATCCGGCACAGAATGCGTCTCTCATTGAGGACGTGGTAGAGGATCTGAAGCAGCAAGGAAAGCTTGGCAATCTCAAGACTCTCTCCGCAGCGATTCTTGACGCCACGAAGACTAATGCCGAGGCCGATTACAAAGCTCTCATCGAGCCCCATACGTTGGCAACCTTGGAAGCTGCAAATATGCCGGGAGTACTTGCGGCATTCTCCAGAATATTCACTGATCCGAATCTGAATTCGGCTGATGCTGCAGTGAAAGCGACTGCCGTGGAAAAAGCCCTGAAAATCGCCAAGGACATTTCTGACGATATGGGTGGATGGTACAAGCAGTTGACCGAGAAGAATAAAGCAGCCAAGACAGCTGAAGTTTCTCCTGAGCGTCAGAAGCTTGAAGCCGACCGCAAGGCATTCCTGAAGCAGCAAGAAGACTTCAAGACGAATCAGAGCACCGAGTTCAAGAATGGCGTGGCCAAGGTTTGCGAATCCCACAATAACAAGTTGCTGGGCGCAGAGTTGGGACCGTTCTTGAAGATGGCCTTCTTCAAAGGTTATGGCAAAGAGAATCTGATGCCCCTCGGCAATACTCTGAAATCGAATTTGTACGCAGCTTTGAAGGCTGATAATGCGTATCAGATTCAGATGAAAGCTATGTGGGGAGCAAAAACCCCGGATCGCGCCAAGATCGAAGAGTACCATCAGGCGCGTGTGGCTTCCATCGCTAAACAGATCGTACAAGACACGGTGCAGAAGATGTACCCGGGCTATGCCAAGGGTGGCGCTGCAGCGGGTCGTGTGGCGGCTGCTACGGATAAGAAAGCAGCGGCTGCGAAGATTGAAACCAAATCGGCAGCTACAGGACAGCCGATCTTTGTGTCACAGAAGCCGGGACGCGATTCTATTGATTGGGATCACGTTGATGCAAAAGGCCGCGCTGATGCCGAGATGTTGATGATCTTGGGCAGAGCATACCTGAAGCCGACCGTCAAAGGTCAACCTGGGAAGTTCGTTACGTGGCGCAAGTAGATTTAAAGTCTTAACCCAGACCCATAAACCGTCTGGAAAGGGGTCTGTAGCTGCCTGGGAGAAATTCCGAAAGCTACAAGAATTATCCTAGGAGAAATAACATGGCACAAGGCGTTACGAGGACGGGAAAGCCCGTTCAGGTTGGCGACACTGTTAGCATTACTGGTGTTGTCACGGCGGTTACAGGTAGTGGGGGCGCAGCTAATCTCACAGTGCTTTGCCAAGGTGCGCTGGATGGCCCTTTCAATGAAACCACCACTGTGCAGGGTGGCGCGTATTCGTACAGCATTGGGGTTCCCCTTGCTGGTGGGACGAACGCACCGGCTACTGGTGTTTATGCAGCCGATGTGACTGCATCTCAATCGCTGTAATTTAAGGAGAAAACAATGCATCTTTTTCTGTATGCAGGGTTAGGTTGGCTGGTGGGTTGTTTTACCCCGGCTGTTGGCCGAAAAGTTAAGAGCTGGTTTAGCTCTGAAGC